AAATTCGTGGTTTTTCTCTACTTTGAGTTCTACAGCCCCTGCGACAGCAGCAGCTTGCATGGCTGCTGTTTTAATGAGGTGATATTTTCCGGCAGTCGATCCATCCTCACCAATGACAGCACCTGCTTTGACTTCTTCTGTGAGTGCTTTCAGGTCAGCTACAGTGAATGAGATCCCGCCCGGAATATCTTCAATGATATTTTGAAAGACCGGATTATAAACTGTTCCGGTTTCTTTTGTAATTTGTAAGGACATAGTAATTACTCCTTTGTTAATCCTGGTATGTCTTTTCCTTCAAAAGTTTCATCACTTGCACCCTTGTTTTTGGATTTCGCAAACTCTACAGCTTTATCCTCTGCAATTGTGCCAGTATTTGCCCCTATTTGTGGAAGTGTGCCATTCTTTATGGCTTTGTCAATTTCGGTCTGTTTGTAAGCAGTAAACTCTGTTTTGAGAGATTCTACTTCACTCTTTACTTTTTCTATATCTTCTGTTTTTATGAATTTGGACAAACTTTCCGGTAGTTCAGCATTTTTCAGTTCAGCTATGATTGTGCCCTGAATGCCTTTTATTTTTTCCCCGTCAAGCAACGCCTTAACGGATTCTGTTAATGACGTTATTTGTCCTTTCAGTTCGCTAATGGTTTTTTGATCTTCAGTAAGATTTGGATCAGGAGGAGGAGGTGGTGTTTCTTTCTTTTTCTTATCAGCATCTGCTTTGAGCTTATCATCGTGAGTTTTGATTGCCGCAGTGACTCGTCTGTCCGTCTCTGATTGTAAGTACTTCTCAAAATTTGCTCCGAATCCAGCTTCATTTAATGCCTTTGTGAAATCTTCGTTGCTCATATCGAGGCTTGTTTTCAACGCCTTGACAGCTTCATCAATCTTTGCTTCATCATCAACTATGATAAATTTAAATAACTCCTCACTTAACCCCGCTACCTTTAATGCGGTTTTAATCTTAGTCGTTAAGTCCATTTTTTCTCCTTATGGCGTTATGGTTTCTTGGATTTTTAGTGACATTGTATGTCCCTGTTTGTTTGTTTTAAGTTTCGCCGATATCATAAATTCATGGTTGCTGGGGATAGATGTGAAGCAATTTGATTGCTTGCCATGCCCTTCCTGGGAGACCTTTTGTTTTGATCGTGTTGTAAATGACACCATTGATCCTTTCTTGTCTCTATCTAAGAAATTAAATCAACATTTGTCAAAAAAATTATCATTTACATAAATATTTCTTTACCAGCTCCCTCTTGTTCAAATCAATATTTGTTGATGGATGCTGGTTTGCAAATTCATATTCAATTTCAACATATTGTCCATTTTGCCACGTTCTAACTATTTCATGTTTACCAACATTTCTCATAAGAACAAGACAAGTTTCAACCTTGAATATCGCACAATTACACCCCACTTTTTTAAGTCCCCCTGCATTGATAATATCATAAGCGAAGGTTTCAAGGTCACGCATTGACCTGTCTGAGTTCACCATAAGCTTTGTAACCTGTAACTCACACTTGTTATCTCTTAGGAATTGTTTATTTGTCATAAGTCCACCCGTCTATATAATTACCGACAATTGAATGAGTACAACCACATTTGCTACACGTATAATTACATGTTCGTATATTCCTGTCCGGATTAATGTTTTCACCATCTTCATTATACATTGGCGCAAAATACATGGCTGTTATCGTACCAGCCATCTCAGTTCGTATTGTTGGCACACAACAATATGGACATACTGGGATATCCCCAGTAAAAATAACCTTTTTATTCCTTGTTTCTTTTGTCATTATTTCACCTTTAATATTGATTTCTTTACCTTGAAATCCTCTGTTAAATTATCTCTTACAAAATAAGGCTTCGTTTTATATTTTGCTATTTTACCCTTGTTTTTCTCGATCCAGTTCTCCGCTGTCTTTGGAATAGTTCTCACATATCTCTGAGGTCTTATCTTACCCCCGTTTATGTGGTCGATAAACTCTCTCTTGTTTAATAATATTGAGGTTGAGTAACAAAAACAGCCCACATGCCATCCACCAAAGACAAATCCCTTCGGATAACGACCCTGCAAATCATCGCAGTTATGCACAACAAATCCTTTTATAACAAAACTATTATCTTCTTCTACTGCCAAATTATATTTTGTTATCGGTGCTTTATTTTCGGCTGTCCAATCTTTTATTTTTGTAATTTTTACATTCATAAATTCATAATTACCAGAATGATTATTTATAACTCTATCTATCTCATTACTGCATAAATTTAAATGTTTTCTTATCTCATTATCAGTAAATCTTAATACGGTAAAACCTTTATTCTCTATTTCTTTTTGCCTTTTTAAATCTTTTTCTTTATCTTGATGCCAATACCATCCGTCACATTCCAATGCTATTTTATAATCGGTTAAAACAAAGTCTATGAAATATAACCTTTTATCTCCATTTTTACGATAAACATCCCTTTCAAATGGGTAAGTATGAATATATTTTATTCCCTTTTGCTTTAACAACCATTCCATTTTCTTTTCTATGAATGTAGAATTTTTATTCTGAGCTAATTTTTTCATCGCTTTAATATTATTTTTAGCTTGCTGAAATGGATGTGTTCCATTCTTAACTTTTTCTCTCATTGTTATCATTAAATTTTTTATTGCTTTCTGCCTATTTTCAGGATTAATTAAATTATCTACATTTTTACCGCTATCTACCCAATCTTTAAAATAAGGGATTCCACCCTTGCATCTTTTTTTTGCCTTTTTTGATATATTTTCTCTATGATTAGGATCGCTCCACTGTTTTTTAGTTATCGCTTTGCTTGCACAAGATTTAGAACAATATTCTCTATAATATGGAATTAATTTCCCACACCATTTACATCTTGAAGCTAATATCTTAACTTTATCTCCAACTTTTATATCTTTTGCTGGAATCCATTTATTATTTATTAAAAAAGGATGATTCTCTGTTGAGCTTATTTTGTTAGATTTTGCCCTGCTATCATATTCACATTTATATTCAATAGTCCTCATTTTTACTTTATGAGTTGTAGTTTTATATTTTTTAGTTACTCTTCTGAATTTTCCCTTATGAGTTAAAACTAAATCATTTTCTTTTATTTTATAAATAGGAATCCAGCCCTTTGAAGTTAAAATTCTATACTGACCTGATATAAAACACATGTCCATTATTTCGTGAGAAGCAGACAGATGAACCTCTATCCCTGTAACGAATGGCATTTGTTGTCTACGTGTGAAATCCGATAATCTATAAGCTAAGTTTGTTTCATTTGCAGACAGACGGAGGGCGTTCTTATATGAGCTTCTATAAACACCACTTCCCGGAGGGTATGCTTTGGCTGCTTTGCTCAAAACAAGTTTTCCTTCAACCCTAACTCTTCTGAATAGTTTGTGTGGTTCGTTAAGATAATTCCTTATATCTATGGATATTCCGGCTGCACTTTTGCCTGCGGATATACCCGAACCAAGGTAAAGCTCGATCTGACTTTTTGTTGCTTCGGTTAAATTCCAAATTCTTTTACTGAGATTTAACCCCGCCTCTGTTCGTTTCAGGAATTCATTGAGTGCTTCAAGATTGAGATTGTTATACGAGGTTATTATCTTTTGGGATATTTTGATTCCTTGCGTGTACATTGCAACAAGTTCACTGTTCTTTTGGTTCGCTAAATTCCAGCCGTATTTAACGTCCCTCTGGATGGCAGTATCGATCTCTTTGTATAATCTCTCAAGTGTCTTGGTTATTTGACGCTCAACGCCCTTATTTGACCGAAATAACATACCTTCTTTCATTATGTCGGGATAGTTAATGTGCTGATTTGCTATTCTTTTAGATAGTTCCTTTATTGCACTTTCAAGAATTGCCTTAATTTCTGCTTCTCTTTTGACAATATCTCTGAAAATACTGTCTGCATATAGCTTTTCTATGTCTATCATTTGACAGGAGTATCTTTATATTGATTTGATTTAAACCTTAGACAACTAACTGGATTGACCCCCCAAGTACCTTCCGTTGACAATTTATATAGCCCGGTTTCACAGATAACCCTTATGATAATTACGCCTCTTTGACCATTCTTTCTTACAATACGAGCAGTGATGTCATATATGCACTCACCGATTCTCTTTTCACCAGTAATCTCATAATCGGTCACCCTTGTATTCTGAAACGTTTTTCTCATATCTTTTTTAACGTTTCTGCTATGAGTTTTGATCCATGTTATTGTTAGTGACTTCATCAACTTAGCCCATGATCTGTTTTTCCATAATTCGAGAAATCGTTCAACTGCTTGTTTATGGTTCATACGATTCGCCTAATTTCTTAACTTCTTGCTTTTCGGCTTCGAGATTTTTGATTTCCTCTTCGGCATTTTCAATCATCGGGTTGGCTTTTACTGCGGATTCTTGACTCATAAACGCCTCACCTCCCAGTGCTTGTGAAATAGATTTAATAGTATTAACAGCATCCTTTGGAATAATGTTGCCAAATTCAATGCTTATGTCGAGTTCATCTAGTATGTCCTTTTTCACAACATAATTTTTCCCGGATACGACATCGACAATATTCCCGATTATTGCCTTTATAAGGTTTATCTCTCGTAGGATACCTTCACCGAATATCTCCTCATCGTTTTTACAGGCAATAATAGAATCTAACAGCATAAAATAAACAGTCTCAGCAGCCACCTTTCCAAGTCCTTTTATATTATCAAAACCAAGATTTGCAGTTGAGGTAAGTGTGAAAATGTTATTTCTGAGAGATTCCATTTGTAATTTTATGGATTCAGGCGACTCGTCCCATGTAAGATATTCAGCGCCTCCGTGTTGTGTTTTCCCGTCAATAAGTACTTCGTCAAACTGTAATAACTTCCCTACCTCTCCTTTTTCAGGCATAGCTTTGGGTGCCCCGAACAAAAGTAATAACGGATTGCCAAAATAGTCGTTGGTATCATCATGCTTTGATTCTCGTGATTCGAGTGTCGTAATTGACGACTGAACTGGAAACCATATTGGTTTCTTTGATGGTGCGGGATAGTAAATAACGGGTATTTTACCAATCAGATTCGGTATTTCATCAGACACATATCCCTGCCCTTTATCACTATAATAATAAAATCTATCCTTCGTATATAAGTCAACATGCTCAACAGTTTTATCGTCAACTGTGGTGGTTTTATATTTTCTTGCAAATCCATCCATATCACCATAATCATTAAAGTGTGGGTAAAGAAGATCTCCATTTTCATAAGATAACAGCAAGACCTTCACCTCTTTATCAGGTGTTATATACCATAGCTCTGCTACATGTGATTCAATATAAACCTTTTCTGCAAGTTTGCGCCTGAAAAAATCCATTTTATTCTTTTTTAGAATATCGAGAATCATGTCAAATGCTATTTGATTTTCGGGTGTTTTATTGTTTAACTTGAATATTACAGGTTTTCCAAATAAAAACGCTTTCCTAAAGTCCGTTATTTTCTTTTGATATGTCAAAACTATTTTGGCTACAGGTACTTTTATGGCATTTTTACCCGACCCCTTTATTTTATCCGGACGATTAAGAATTGCATGCTTGCCGTCATATTGATCTTGCCATGTTGCAATATCACGATCAACCGTATCCTTACATATCTTTTCAATTATTTTAGCATTGTCTTTTAATGCTAAAATTTCTTCAATATTCATGGTTTCTCCTAAAATATACCGAGTTCTTCGGCTGTTATTTCCTTTTTATCCCGTATCCTGATCGGTGTAAATATCATCTTAACCGCATCAAACTTATCGGGACTTCGATTAATTATTTTCTTCATTTCTTTTTTATCCGGCAATACTATTATTGTAGCATTGCTTCTATATTCATATTTTAAATTTAAAATTTCCTCGTCAAGTTCCTTGTCTGGTTGTAATGCAAGATTAATCCCTATTTCAGGATTTAGAGCTTCCCTAAGTCGCCAAGCAGTAAAGGAATTCATGTCAACGAAACTAAAATTACCATAATAATCCTTAATGCCCTTGACTGCCTTTGTGTAATTACCCTTGAATCCATAAACGTTTTTCATGCCCTGTTCGGCAAGTCTTGACTGTGTGCCGGCACCTTCTCCAACCACGTCTATAATACCTATGTTATTTTCATTCAACATTCCCTTTAATATTCCAGCAGCTTGCATGTGAATTTTCTTAGTCTTTGGCAGGTTAAGAGATTTAAATGAAATATGTTTCTCGCTACCCCACGCCATGACATTTTTATCTCTTCCCATACCTGCAACATCCAAAGTAATTCTTTTGGGATCTTCTACCTTTCTTTGTTTATTCCATCTTCTATGTGATGCTTCGAGCCATTCAAGTGGTATGAGACAGTCTGAACTTTCAATTGGATATTCACCAAGAATCCTTATTCTGAATTGGTCTTTTGGTCTGTAATATTGCCCCTCAAACTTGAAATCAAACAGGTCTGGTTTAAATTCCTCTTTTGTTATGCTTTGCACCCACCCCTCAGTATTTATAGCCCTTTTCACCGCATGATAATCAACCTGCCCGGAAATAAGCATTTTCTTTGACCGCACATTTGGCGAACTCAATGCAGATAAACTAAAATGAATATACTCTTCTGAATAGGTTGATCTATAACTCTCTCCAGTTCTTTTGAAAGGATTAAACGCAAGCCCAAGTCTCGGATCTTCACTCCCCATGAGACAACCCTTTGCTGCGTTAAAAATCTCTTGAACTATCCCTGTTGCCTCTGTCATTAATATCATCGTATGTAAAGAATGAAATCCATTCCATGCATCCAGCGCTTTATCACCTGCTTTGAATGAAATCAGAAATTTATCTCCTCGCTCCTCTCCATTCTTATCGTAAAATTTAATTCCATCTGCCATTAATCTGCCATCGAGAGGTATCTTGAACGTTGAAAGCACCTTTCTTAACTCTGCCATCATGATCTTATATGCCTGGCGCCCAGTTGGAGCCGTCAATATAACCTTCACGTCTTTTGGAACTAAGTATATTCTACAAATACCGGCACATGCAAAAACAAAATCCTTCCCCCGTGAATTACAAGACCGTATGGATGTGTTCTCGTTAAACTGCAATGAAGATAGTATCTCTCTTTGTTTGCGGTCTAAGCGTATTGTAGTGGCGTCTCTGATGAAGAAATTCCAGTCCTCCATCCATCTCTTAGCACGATCTATGTCTTTACCTGACTTTCTCATTGTCTTTTAAGAAATAAGGGCAAGCGGACCCACCCTTATAATTTTTTGGGAATTCTCCCTTGATAATGGCTGATTAAATTCAGCCACACCTCAAGTATGATTGCCGTTTTGAAACTCATTTAGTTTAGCTAAAACTTTTGAGATTCGATATTTTGTCTCCTCGATCGATAAATTTACACTCTGGGGTTTTTCTATGATTATATCTCCAGAATGTGTTGTATATGGATATATTTCAACTCCGTTCTTAGTGTTGATTACAGCTGTCTTTATGCCCATTATTCACCTTTTCTTGTTTTGTTTCTCTGCTGCGATCGCAAACATCACCGATAATGCTTTTGATGACCTTATTGAAACCATTAACTGTTTCCAAAACCGCCCCCATGCTTCTGCGAATATAAAAACTGAATAACCCCCCGAACTTTCAAGTGTTTTCTTTTGCTTTTCATCCAATTCACAAAATACCGGAAGCCCATAACCAAAAATTCTTTCATTATAATATTTTTTTAACCTATCTCTTTCCATTACTTCTCCTTTGTCTGGTTATTTCAACACCCGCCCTAATTAAATCTTTTAAGCTGATCGGCAAATTTAATCTAATACGTTTTAGTAATTTATTATGATCTCTTTTTAACCCGAGTGTTTTCTTTTTCAATTTTCTTGGTAACCTGAAAAACTTTCTTATATTTGCATAATTTATCTGTGCCGTCTCACATTTCATTTCTTTACAGAGTATTATTGGTTCAGATTCTATTATGTTTGGTATTGTAGCATTGACTACTGTCCCAATTTCATAATCGTTAATAAATAATTTACTACTCATCGTTTCCTTGCTTATTTCTCCTTGTTCATTTCATTTCCCGCATCATTTGCGGAATATGCCATATTATTATCGGTATTATCAGAATACACATTAAGAATATTAATAACAATAGTTTTATCTTCTGCCATAATCTGTAAAACCAGATACCCGTATCCATCTTAATCAGCCAGAATGGTTTCATATTATTTTTTCTTCTTAATTACGATCTTTGGAAGCCCGTTCTTTCTAAAATATCTTTTGATCTTTCTAAGATTTGGTTTCTTTATTAAGCTATTAACCTCATCTGAAGGTTTATATTGAATCACATGCAGCAGAGCTATGGTATATAACACCTGATAAAGAGGTGATTGTAGCATTCCATTCAACTTATATTCACCCATCCAAACATATTTAATTTTCGTACCTCCATATTTTATTGCTTCTTCAACCACATTTCTAATATCAGAAATCGGCGTTATCGGAACAACAAAATCCTTATCGTGATATTTATATAAAGATCGAAAGTTTCTTTCCCATTCATTTCGCATTTTCTGAAATTTTATTTCATCAACAGTTATCTTGTAGAAATTAACTCCCAATATCATCGCTATTATTAGAATAATTATAGTATTCATTTTTTACTTCTCATCTTTTTTTCTGCCTGTTCTATGAGATCGGAAAAACTCATGTCTATGTTTTTGTTCTCCGTCTTGAGCGGTGCATCATAGCCCATAAGTCTTGAAAGAGATTCGAGAGCTTTTGATTTATCATAGAGCTTAACTTTTATGTATGCATTATAAGTCATCTCACCAGCGTTTACCTGCACTCCGTCTTTATCATATTTTGGTTTGGCTGCCTTTTTAGTAACCTTAGAATCGATCTCCTGAATACACGCCTTTTGCTCTTCAGTCAAATTCTCGAATTCCTTTTTTGAGATCCACGTATTGTGCAAATGTGCTATTGAAGAAAAGGCAATCTTCATGTGTTCTAATACAACCATCTCTTTGGAAAGACCGAGAGACAATTCAATATTACCCCTCAAGAATTTTATAAATGCCTTAATGTTATGTTTTGTTAAATTGCCACTTGCTATTTCCTTTGCACTCCTTTTTGAATATCCCGCCTTTAATGCAGCCCTTGATCCATTCCAATCCAATATGTATTCCTTACAGAAGATACGTTGTTTATTCGTAAGTTCTTTTTCCCAATCTTCCATTGAGTATGAACTGTAGTCTGGAGCTTCTGTTGTTTTCATGATTAACTTTGCTTTCCCAGCCATTCAAGAAAATCGCTCACTGTTTTAAATGACCTTGTACCCTTACCATATGTCCATATAATCTTATCAAGCGGGTGTTTTTTTATGCCGAACTCCTTTGATTCCACTTCATATATCTTCTTATCCCTGAATACTATACAGTCAAAGTGTTCAATATTCTCTAACTTTTCAAGCATTTCTTCAATGTCCATGATTTCTTCCTTTCTTGTTTTCTCTTGATATGCTTTTCTATCTTACTACCAGCGAGCCCAAATTTTGACAATGCTACTATAGCATAACAGGTTTTCTTTAATTCTCTGTGCTCATCTGCTTTATGTAATCCTTCAAGAATATCCAAAAAATCAGACTCAGAAAGACAAGATAGACTAACCATATTCTCTATAAACTCACACCCCTTCCCTAAAAAATGATAGTTATATAATCTTACAATCTCGCAATATCTTTTTAGCATTCTGCGATCCTTTCTTGTTTTACGCGCCTCTTGTTCTTTCATGCGATCTCCTTTCGTTGTTTTTTCCATAGGTCGTCAAGCTGCTTTCTTAATTTCTGCAACTCTCTAATTCTTGTTAAATATTCTACTTGCTTTTCCTCAGGCGTATTAAATACAGATCTCCTATTATCAAATAATGACATAGGATTGTAGTTTTTCATAAAATGTTCTCTTTTATATTTTTAGCTATATAATACATCATTTTAGGCATTACAGAATTGCCAATTCTCGCCCATTGTTCAGTGAAATTCCCGACGAACCTGAATTTGTCGGGATAACTACACAATCTTTTTATTTCAGTTATTGTATGCTTTCTGTTTTCTATCGGATGTAAAGTACCATCGCTACTTGCACTATGATTAACCGTTTTCGTGATTGTTACAGACGGTTTATTTAAGTAATTTCTTGAAAGCGTAAAGCCCGAACCGTTTGGTGAATACTTTTGATACGATTCCCCAAATTTCATTTTACATATTCTTGGATAAATAACTGATTTTTTTATATGATTAACCCAATTCAATTCCCATTCTTTATTTTCTATGTCTTTTAATGCTTCTTTTACTATAATACATATTTTATTCGGCTTCGGGAATGTTGGTTCAAGATTCAAGTCTTTTCTAACTCCAATAAAAAATAGTCTTCTTCTACTTTGCGGGACTTCATACCACATTGCATTCATAAGTTTACATTTGACATTATATCCAGTATCTTTTAATGCTTGCATTATTTCATTAAATCGCCCCTTCATTTTCCCTTTCATCATACCGGATACATTTTCCATTACAAATACTTTTGACTGTAATTCATTTATTAATCGAATAAACTCTTTAAATAAATCATTTCTTGAATCTTTTACTTTCCTTTTACCGGCAGTTGAGAATCCTTGACATGGGGGCGAACCATCAAGAACATCCAATTCGCCAACTTTTATTTTACAGAATTCAAGTATTTCTTTTCCGGCTATTGTTTTAATATCTCTTTCCCATATAGGACAATCAAAATTCAACCTGAATGTTTCTACTGCATTTTTATTATTATCTATTGCAAGTAATTCTTTAAATCCTGCCCACTTATAACCAAGTGAACTGCCCCCACAACCGGCAAATGTCGATATTACAGTTACCATTTATAACCACAACTCGGACATTCGTTTTCAGTTCTCAATTCAGAAACCTCTTTTTCTTTATTTTCAGGGCTGTAATTTACATCTTCAAATTCAAGAAAATCCATATTGAAATCCATTTCTTCCAGTTCTTGAATCTCAATATCTAACTTAGCCCAATCCCATTCTGCAAGTTCTGCTGTTTTATTGTCTGCTATTCTGAACGCCTTAATCTGTGCATCCGTGAGGTCGTCTGCTATAATGCAGGGTATTTCCTTCAATCCCAACTTCTCGGCTGCCTTGAGCCGCGTATGTCCTGCCACGACGACATTATCCTTGTCTATTACAACCGGAACTTTGAATCCAAACTCATTTATAGAGGATGCTACCATATCCACAGCGGGGTCGTTTATTCTGGGGTTGTTATGGTAGGGGATCAGGTCAGTGATTTTCTTAAGAATTATTTCCATTTTGTCCTTTATTGTCCCAGTGCTTTAGCAATAAGCCGCATTTGTTCTTCTGTTAATTTGATTTTTACATTTTCATCCAGACCAAACTCCTTATGACAGAAAGGACACTCAATAAAGGTTGCAGGTTTATAGTCCTTCCCATATTTAATTTTATACTGATTCTGCAGGTCATCATCTGCCTTTTCCATATCACCCGCTGTCACAACCCCACTACCAACATTTGGATTCAAGTCCGGCTTAAAATTCAGGGCACTTTCAAATTCCATCCAATCAATATTTATGTTTGCCTCTACCATGACACCAATCTCTTGATTGAGCTTTTGGAAATCCCATTCAGACATTTCACTTGTTCGATTATCTGCAATTCGATATTCCTGTGCCTGTTTTTTTGTCAATCCCCTTGCCACAAGAACCGGGACGCTTTTCAAGTTCATCTTCAATGCTGCTTTCCACCTCGTATGTCCAACAATAATGACCTTCTTTCTGTCAACCACAATTGGTTGATTAAAACCAAGTTTTTTAATACTCTCAACAACCTTATCAATTGCATCATCATTCTTTCTCGGATTGTTTAAATATGGTGTTATTGCAGAAAGTTTCATCATTTCAATTTTCATTAAAACAACTCCTGCTGATCTTCGGATTGCTTCCATTCTTTAGCTCCGAGCCATTCACCGGCAATCTTTCTGTGACATTCATCGATGTTCTTTTCATAG